TGGAAGTAGCAGAGCAGTCAGATGTTTGGAACGCTGTTACTAGCCCATTGTGTAAATTTTGCCCTGTGATATCATGCGAGCACAACCCTAAAAATTAAGGATGGGATCATGGCTAGAAATTACAGGAAAGAATACGACACCTATCAGGGTACGGAAGAACAAAAGAAAAACCGAGCTATGCGTAATGCGGCTCGGCGTACAGCTTTGAAAAAAGGAAGAGTTAGTAAGGGCGATGGCAAAGATGTAGCACACAACAAAGCTATATCAAAAGGTGGATCAAACGGTGATGGCACCAGAGTTACCACAGCATCTGCAAATCGCTCTTTCGACAGGAATAGTAAGAAGGGTCTAGTATCAGAAACTAGCCCACGAGAGAGGCGACGGCGTGGAAATAATAAACGATAAGGCTTTATTAGTAAGAACAAGAAGACCAGAATTAGTAACGGAGCGAATAGAAAATAGCAAGATAATCAGTCAGGAGGGAGATATTTTTAACGTAGCGATTAAGTGGGGGCTTAAAGAGTCCCAAGAGTTGGCTAGTCTCCGAATAAAGGACGTGCCATCCCCGATGAAAAGAGACTACGACTGGACTGGCAAGTTTACGCCTTACAACCACCAGCGTGATACAGCATCTTTTCTAACTCTTAACAAGAAAGCATTTTGTTTTAACGAGCAAGGTACTGGTAAGACAGCATCTGTTATATGGGCGGCTGATTACCTGATGAAACTTGGGTTAATACGTAGAGTGCTAGTCATATGCCCCCTATCTATTATGAAGTCAGCATGGCAAGAGGACTTATTTAAGTTTGCTATGCACCGTAGTTGTAGCGTGGCTCATGGTACGTCAGAAGCCAGAAAGAAAATAATAGCCGCCAAAGCGGACTTTGTGATTATTAACTTCGATGGCGTTGGTGTAGTTGAAGAAGATATAAAAAAAGGTGGGTTTGATTTAATTGTGGTTGATGAGGCTAACGCTTACAAAAACCCACAGACTAACCGTTGGAAAATATTAAAGCGCATCGTTGACAGGACTGACTGGCTATGGATGCTAACGGGTACACCAGCGGCGCAGTCTCCAGTTGATGCGTTCGGTCTTGCTAGGCTAGTAAACCCAGATAAAACTCCAAAGTACTTTGGTCAGTTTAGAGATCAAGTTATGTACAAGATATCTCAATTCAAGTGGGTTCCAAAAGCTTCTGCTAAAGATACAGTACATAGAGTTTTACAACCTGCGATTCGGTTTGAGAAAGATCAATGTCTCGATCTACCAGAAGTTACGTATATAGAACGAGAAGCCCCACTCACACCACAACAGGTCAAATACTACAACGCGCTAAAGAAGCAGATGGTCATAGAAGCGGCTGGTGAACAAGTATCTGCGGTTAATGCGGCGACTAACTTAAACAAGTTGCTTCAGATATCAGGAGGCGCAGTTTATTCAGACGAGAAAGAAGTAATTGAGTTTGATGTATCTAACCGTATTAACGTAATACTAGAGGCAATACAAGAATCATCACACAAAGTTCTAGTGTTTGTACCATTTACCCATACTATTGAATTACTTAAAGATCAGTTGGAGAAAAATAAAATAACCTGTGAAGTAATCAATGGTGCAGTGCCGCTAAACAAACGATCAGACAGAATTAAAAGATTTCAAACACAACCAGACCCTCATGTTTTAATCATCCAACCCCAAGCCGCATCGCACGGATTAACTTTGACTGCGGCAAATACAGTCATTTGGTATGCACCAGTTACCAGCGTAGAGACTTATCTTCAGGCAAATGCACGTATTGATAGGCCGGGGCAAAAGAACGCTATGACGGTGGTACATATTAAAGGGAGCGAGGTCGAAGACCGACTGTATCACATGCTAAGAAACAAAATAGGAACCCACTCAAAGATTATTGATCTTTACCGACAAGAAATATCAGAATAACATTTGACATTGTAAAGTGTTCTGATATACTTGTAATTTCCTACAACACAAGGAGGACATTATGGGCAGACTAGTAAAGCCTATTCGCACTTTGGAAGAGAAGCGACTGGAAGCAGAAAAAGGAAAACTCCAGTCTAAAAATTATTTAGAAAGAGAACGGACTAAATGCTTTAAGTTAGGGCACATAGTATTCGTGCCTACTTATGCGCGTAGTAATGCAATAACAGTCGAATATGTTGGGCCAGAATTCATGAGCGAAAGTAAAAGGCGCTATACAGAATTTGAACTCAGACGTATGGGTGCTGTGGCTACGGAAGAATATCTTTGGAAGAGAGCGTCCCTAAATGGAAGATAAATTTGATGCCGAAAAGTATGTTGCTACGTATAAAAAAATACGTGATGCAATAGCTGAAAAGAAAGCGCAGTACCAAAGTGAGATCAATGATCTCAAAGAAAAACAAAAAATTATTAGTGACAAACTTTTGGAGTTTTGTAATGAACACGACTTAGATAGCATAAAAACAAAAGAAGGAACTGTGTCCCGCAGAATAACCACTAGATTCTGGGCTAGTGATTGGGACGAAATACATAAATTCATAAAGGAAAACGATGCTTTATATTTATTAGAACGTCGTATTAGTACCGACAATATGAAGCAGTTTCTTAGTGATAACCCAGACAAACTACCTATTGGCTTGCAGAGCAATAGTGAATACATCATATCAGTACGAAAACCAAATAATTCTTAAGGAGAACTTATGGGAAATGTAGCAATCTTTAAAGACAAAAACGCTGTTGTTAGCACTAGGAAGAGGGAACTTAGTGATCTATCTAAATCCCTCATGCAGAAATCAACTGTTACTAATAGACGTATACAGGTGCAACCTAACGGTACGTTCAAACGGGTTGTAAATGGTGAGCAGATTGGCAACGCTGTGCGTGGTGAAATAAATGTAATCCTCGTACACATGCTTGAGAAAGTCTCTCGTATCTTTTATAAGAGCAAGTTTGATCCAAACAAAGAAGCAACTCTACCCAACTGTTGGTCGAATCTCGGAGACAAACCAGAGGAGGCTTCATCAGATAAGCAGAGTACCAACTGTTTAACTTGCCCACAAAACGTAAAAGGCTCAGGTGAGAACGGCGGAAGAGCATGTAGATTCCAACGTCGTATATCTGTAATCCTAGAAGGTGATGATTCTGGTGAGGTATACCAACTAAATATCCCTGCTAAATCTTTGTTTGGTAAGGGTGTTGGTAACGTACATCCGTTTGAGTCATATATTAAATATCTACTCGCCAACCATGAGAGTCTTGATAATGTGGTTACCAACGTAGCATTTGATCCTAATGCTGACACCATGGAACTTGTGTTTACTCCTGTGCGGCATCTTACGGATGATGAGTATGACTTGGTAAAACAAGCACAGATGACTCCTGAAGCTAAGATGTATACGGCTATTACCGTAGCACAAGCAGATGGCGTTAAGAAACTACCTAAACAAGAAGCTAAAATCCAACGCTCTGATGAGCCAGACGATGATGAGATAGAAGAGCCACAAGTTCGCCCATCCAAGAAAGCTACTGAAGAAGCGCCAAAAGAAAAGAAAGCGGCGGCTGATATTGTAGATGAATGGCTGGCTGAATGATGGGATACGGCTACAGCATAAGGTTAATAAGGCTTAATAAAAGTGCTGACCGAAAGCTGTTGGGTGTCCGTTTGGGGAAACTGTGCATAAAACATGATGTGTCGGTTTCCTCAGTGGCTACCAAATTGGGTGTAAGTAGGCAGACAGTTTATAACTGGTTTATAGGTACTACTTCACCCAACCCTACTTTGGCTTTACGCATCGAAAAGTTTATTAATCTAATTAAATAAGAGAGCGACTTATTATGGACTTACTTAATACAGTACAGCCGTCTACAGGATGGTTTTGCGTATTAGGTATAAAAGGAGATGAAATACGGCAACATCTAATCGAAACACGGGAGGAGGTAGATAAGCTTGTCGAGAATTTTGTTGCTAGTGGTTGGAATGTATACTTTGGGGTTGCTAAGTTTGCAACAAATGAAAATAGAACCAAAGCAAATGTTCACCTACTTAAATCTTTTTGGGTAGATATAGATTGCGGGGAGTCTAAAGCCGTAGCTAATCCAGAGACTGGGAAACCTTCTGGTTATTTGGATCAAGCCACCGGACTGCAGGCACTCAAAGATTTCTGTGAAAAGATAGGATTACCTGATCCCATCGTGGTTAATTCAGGGCGCGGTATACACGCATACTGGCCTTTGACTGAAGAAGTAACACGAGAAGAATGGGAACCTGTCGCTAAGAGACTACGTGATCTATGTATAACTCATAACTTTTATGCCGATAACTCAGTAACTACTGACGCAGCTAGAATACTTAGAGTACCTGGAACCTACAACTTTAAAGATAATCCTCCTACGCAAGTAGAAGTAATGGAGGAAGCTGAGCCTACAGCTATAACAGAGTTACGTAGCATTTTGGGTGTTAAAGAAGATATGGAGATGGCTCCTAAACGGGAGATGTCCGAGTTATCTAAATCTTTGATGTCTAACTACACGTCTGTATTTACTAAGATAATGGTGCGGAAAGACTCGTGCCAGCAGTTGTTAAGTTGTTACCGAGAACGTGAAAACCTTGCGGAGCCTAGATGGTTCAATGCTTTATCTATTGCTAAGTTCTGTAGTGATAAAGACAAAGCCATACATAAGCTATCTCAAGGACACCCAGACTACGACCCTGCTACTACTGAAGAAAAGATA